GTATTAACAACGCAGTATAAACAATTCAGCAAAAAGTGTGATATTCCCGCAAAACTTGAAAGAATTAGGGTGAAATATTATAAGTAATGTTGACATTTGCGCCTATATATTATAATATGGAAGTATGAAATTGAGAATTGTTCTCAATTTTTATGGCTCCTAACGATAATACAGGCAATACGCCTTTATTATATTGTCTCGTTCCAGACATTTAAACAGGAACACAATCAACGCAGACCGCGACTGCGACATTATAAATAAAGCGGATATAAAAGATTGTTTTAGGAGGAATTTTTCGTGAACATCAAAGAGATTTTTGACAAGGCAGAGAACGGCACTTTAACTTTTGAACAGTTTGAGGCAATCGCTAAAGACGGTGGTGCGAAGTTTACCGACCTTTCTGAAGGCAAGTACGTCAGTAAGTCAAAGTATGACGATGATATTGGTGCTAAAGACACTTCCATCACACAACTTAATGACACTATCGCACAGAGAGATAAGGACCTTGGTGACTTGCAGACAAAGTTAAAGGAAGCAGGAACTGACACATCGAAGTTAGCCGATTTACAGGCAAATTTTGACTCTTTGCAGAGTAAGTACACCGCAGATATGCAGGCTTATCAACAGCAACTTGCTGACCAAAAGTATGAGTTTGCAGTTAAGGAGTTCGCTAACGGCAAGGAATTTACGAGTCAGGCGGCTAAGAGAGATTTTGTTAGGTCTTTGTTAAGCGAAAAGTTGAAGATGAAGGACGACACTATCATAGGTGCAGAAGACTTCGTTACTGCTTATACAAAGGACAACGAAGATGCTTTTGTAACTAAGAAAGAGTCCAACGAACCTGGAACTCCTAATAACGGAAGTAACCAGGGTAAGCCACAATTCGTGAGTACGACACCAGGTACTACTCCGAAAAAGACACCTACATTGACAGAGTTAATGAAGGCGGCAAATGAAAACCCTGGTACTCAAATATTGTAAAAACAAGACATTGAATTAAGGAGGAAACAAAAATGTCGGAAGTTTTTAACGCTAAGATTTTTAATGGCGAAGTATTCCAGAAGTACGTTGACCGTATTCCTAATACCAAGTTAAACGAACTCATTAAGTCCAGAGCAATCGTTCAGAGACCTGACCTTGCATCTGCAATGGCTGACCAGGCTGGTGGAAACTACATCACAACACCTCTCAAGGGTCTTATCAGTGGTTCTGTTCCGCTCAACTATGATGGTGAAACAAACATTACTGCCAACTCTACAAAGACATTCTCTCATTCAAGAGTTGTTATAGGTCGTGCTAATGCTTGGACAGAGAGAGACTTCTCCTATGACATCACAGGCGGTGTTGACTTTATGGAGAACATCGCACAGCAGATTTCAGAGTATTGGGACGAAGTTGACCAAGATACACTCGTTCATATTCTTAATGGTGTATTCAATATGTCTGACGCTAAGGGTCAAGAGTTCGTACAGACACATACCTATGACGTAACAGCCGCTACAAACAGCGAGGGTGTTGTTGGTTATATGGACGGTACAACGCTCAATACTGCTATTCAGAGAGCGTGCGGTGACCATAAGGGTAAGTTCTCTATGGCAATTATGCACTCTTTCGTTGCTACAAACCTCGAGAACCTCAAGTTGCTCGTTTATCTCAAGTATAACGATGCTAACGGTCTTCAGAGAGACCTTTCCATCGGTACGCTCAATGGTAGACTCGTAATGGTTGATGATAGTATGCCTACTGCTGAGGACGAGTCCACAGCAACATACACGAAGACATCTGACCAGGCTGTTGTTGCAGGCAAGACATATTACACACGTTCTGGTTCTTCTCCGAACTATGTATACACACCTGTTGCAGAGCCTGCCGATGCTAACATCGGTTCTTACTATGAGAAGACCGCCGCTGGTAAGATTGCATACACAACTTATGTATTTGGCGACGGCGCTATCGAGTATACAAACTGCGGTGCTAAGGTGCCTTATGAAATGAGCCGTGACCCTATGACAAATGGTGGTCAGGACACTCTCTATGCACGTCAGAGAAAGTGCTTCGCTCCTTACGGCATCTCTTTCACAAAGGACACAATGGCAAGTCTTTCTCCTACGGATGCTGAACTTGAACTCGGTGCTAACTGGGAACTCGTAAACAGCAAGGAGGCTAACGGCAAGCAGTATATCAGCCTCAAGGCTATCCCGATTGCAAGAATTATCTCTCTCGGCTGATGGGATTTTAAGTTAAACACTAGAGATATTAAGGAGGGTTTCAGATGGTTTACTACTTAACGTATGACGAGTATTCAGATATGGGTGGTACACTTGACGAAACCCTCTTTGATACTCTTAGACTTGACGCACAAGGTTATATTGACTGGTATACGTTCAATCGTCTTTGGAAAGAAGAGTGGCGCACAGAAGAGATTATGGAACGTGTTAAGATTTGTATGTATCAACTCATTGGATTGGTTGCTACAAAGGCAAATCTTATCACACCCCAAACAAATTCTGCTGGTATCAACATCAATGCACAAGTATCACAGCAATCTAACGATGGTGTCTCAACTACATACGGCGTATTAAGCGGAGAACTTCTGTTTACACACGCAAAGAAAGAGATAGAGGACAGCATCAATCGTTATCTTGCAGGCGTTATGAACAGTGCTGGACGCAAGTTACTGTATAGAGGTTTATATCCTAATGAGTAATTTTCCGTTTGCTTGGTGGGACAAGACGTTGACAATCTATAATCGAATTGTTGACCCAAATACTCAACGAGTTAGTTGGCAAAGAACAGTTGTTAGAAACTGTTTTTGGAAATATGTCAACAATATCTATAATATGGGTAGATACGGAATGTCCTCTCTGGGTATTCGTGTAGAGACAAAAGACATCATTTGCAGAATACCTAAAGATAAGCGTTTCGTTGACAAAAGAGCGTGGAAGTCTCTTGATGATAAGACAGGCCACTTTACTCTTGGTAATGGTGATATAATTATCTTAGGTGAAGTGCAGGATGTTATTGACGAGTATACAGCAGGACAGCGTTCTACTGATTTACTCGCAAAGTACAAAGAAGAGGACGCGTGTCTTGAAGTTGATACTTATGTCGATAACGTACAGACAGGTGTAGGCTTAGAGCATTACAGAGTAATAGGTAAGTGATATGGCTAACGGAATAATGTATCACGTACAGGTAACTAACGGTGTAAAGAAGTGGGGTGTTGATTGGACAGACTCGCTTCAGTTTTTAACCTGTAAAACACATATGACTGATTTAGCCAAAGGCTATCGTTACTATATCAACAAATATGTGCCTAAAAAGAGCGGACGTCTTCGTAGGTCGGCAAGACCAAAAGGCACTACTGACGGGGCCGCATCTGGTTCAGCAAGAGTGTATTGGGGTCAGACATCAAAGACAGAGAAGTACGCACACTATCAGTTTGTTGGTGATGTGTACTCGCCTAGCAAGCCTGTGTTTTTAAAGAATGGCAAACAGATTGGCTGGGTTTCACCGAAAGGTAAAAAGAAAGTTCTTTCAAGTCCCGTAAGAAAACTCGGAGAAGGTACACCGTACACGTACACTGTACGCAATGGACTTGTAAAAACACCGATGGGTTACAAGTTAGTCAAAGGAGACTTTGAAGTAACAGTTAAGGGCTATACCACAAAAGGCACTGGCTACAACTGGATTCAGAGATTTCACGATGATAATGGAGACTTCGGAGAAAAGGCGATTAACATACGTGCTGGTAGATATATGTATGAGAAGTTCTGTAATGAACTTCACAAACACGATAAATCGGTACGTGCAAGAGGCGGCTACTCAATTTTAAGAAGTTGGAATCAGATTAAGAATAGAGTTGATTGATATGGATAAAAACAAGGCTACATTAGATTTTCTTGCTACTTATTCAGGTATGGCGACAAGCCCTATCTTTGTCAACTTTATGAACGCAAAAGATGATGATGTTCAGTTTTTAACCGCGTCAAATGACGTTGCAACACAGCGTCCTTTTATAGATGGAAGTGTAATGAAGCAATACACATTCTCTCTAATTATAACCAAGACCGTAACTGATATGCCTATTGCCAAAGACATTATGACTAATGAAAACATTGACGATATAGCAGACCTTCAGAAATTTATGGATTGGGTTAATGAACAAGGAGAAAACAACATTTTTCCTGATTTTGGAGAGTTGTGTGAGATTGAGAAAATGTACACAACATCAGAGAGTCCCGATTTAACGGGCATTAACACAGAAGTCAGTCCTGCTCTCGCTCTGTATAGTATGGAGATTAGGATTGATTATATAGACTATTCAAAAGTTATTTGGTCATAAGAAAGGAGAAAGAAGTTTATGGCTATTAACAAGTTTAACCTTAATCTCCATCAGAGAGCAGAAAGAAAGTTGCTCATTACCGTTGCTGAGTGGAGGGACAACGATAGCGGTAAGTTGTACGTTCTTCAGGACAAGGAGCCTGGAGATTGGGACACAAAGTACACTGAGTATTACACGAAGAGCAACGACACATACTCTCCTGTAACTGGTGATACTGCACCTGCTTGGGCAGCATCCACATACTACACAAGAGTTAATCGTGAAATTCTTGGTCGTAGAACAGAGGACTCTTCTATTGAGTACAACGCTGATATTGAGACAACCACAGATATTCTCGGTATCAACTACACAGACCTCAACAGAACACAGCCTCAGCAGGACTTCGACCCGTATCTCATTCTCGGTGGCTCTTTGCTTGGTGAGAAGTTGAACGACATTCGTAAGAGAAACGCACTCACAGAGTTGTCCGACTTTACTCTTTACGTTATTACAGCGTTTGTTGGTGATGCAGAGAACGGCTATGAGGCAGAGCGTCATTCAGGTTGTACAATCACATACAACTCTATCGGTGGCGATGCAAACGTAAATATGCCTATATCCGCATATTTCTCTAACAATCTCACAAACGGCGTTGTTGATAAGTTGTCAGACGATTTCACATTTACGCCCGATGTTAATGTATAATTGAGTTATGAACTCCTGTGCGCTGGATGTTCCTCGCACAGGAGCATACTCAATATTACAGGAGGTATTTATGATAGACGATTCCATTAAGAAAGACACAGAGCAAGTTGTAGACCAGGAGATTACAGACGTAAATCTTGGCTTTGTTGAAAAGAAGAAGTTTAGAATTAGTGGAGATAGTAAGCGTATTCTGGAACTTAATGTTTCAGACCTTAATATCTTATCAAGACTTAAGGTAGGTTATCCCAAACTCAATACGTTGTTTGACGAAGCACAGAAGAAGATTTCAGAGATTCCTGATGATTTATCTAAGGAAGAACTCATTGGAGAACTTGCGGATAGACTGACTGAAATTGACAGGGATATGCGAGAGACCATCGACTATATCTTTGATACAAACGCTTCAGAAGTGTGCGCTCCATCAGGAAATATGTATGACCCTGTTAATGGACAACTTCGTTATATGCGCGTACTCGACACTCTGACAGAATTATATACTAACGGTTTACACGCAGAGTTCGACAAGATGAAGAACAGGGTTGAGAAGAGAGCAGAAAAGTACACCAAGAAAAGAAGTAAGAAGTAATGTATGAATTACCGACAACAGTAACGATAAATGACACAATCTACCACATACAAGATAATGGCGATTATCGTATGGTGTTAGATTGTTTTAGCGTTCTTAACGATATTGAGTTGTCGGAAAACGAGAGAATAGTTACATTTCTTCTAATCTTTTATGAAGACTTTAACGAAATAGAGGACGTGCTGTCATTAGACCAAGAAACACTCGGAGAACTGATAGATAGCGCGTTCTTATTCTTTAACTGCGGACAGACGCAGACACCGGGAAAGACAGACTATAAGACAATAGACTGGGAACAGGATGCGCAACTAATCAGTTCTGCTGTGAACAAAGTTGCAGGCAAAGAAGTAAGAGCCGAGACATACTTACACTGGTGGACATTTATGGGATATTTTAACGCTATCGGTGATGGTGCGTTAGCCACAGTAGTAGGTATAAGAAGTAAAATCGCGAAGGGAAAGAAACTCGAAAAATACGAAAGTGAGTTTAGGCGTGACAATCCTCAATACTTTAATTGGGATAAGCGTACTTTACAACAAAAAGAAGATGACGAGTTACTTAATCAACTCTGGAATAAGGAGTGAGCGGTATGG